TCGTTTAAGTTATCTGACATTTGAGATTCCTCGTAATACTTACTATATGTTTATTCTATGATTATTTATGAAATTACAAACTTTGTAAGAAGTGGTTGAAAGCTTTCAACGACCTCTCCTCAATATTTTTTCTGGTAGATTCAGAAATATATCTATGATATTTAGCAATATTAACTTCCTTAATAATGCCATTTTCCCACACCCACTCTTTACCCTCCATAATTCCATTCACAAATGCGTCAGGTGCTGAAGGATCTGCTACAATGTCAGCAGCAGTTGCGAGCATAAAATCATCACGAACATAGTTGGCACCGTTCTTCTCTTCGATAGAACCCATGCCTCTGGAAGAAACACCAAGTTTAACTCCTGATTCCAGAAGTGACTTAGCGATGTTTCCCATAGGAGTATTTAGTATCTGTGCTTTACCAACAAAATTAGAACCCTCTGCCTTGAGAGAAACAATCTTATGTGACACACGATCTAAGTTAACAGTAGGACCATCAGGATGACCTAATTCACCGAGAGCACGACCAACATTTACATACTGCTCAGTGTATCTACCAACTTCGCGCTCTAGAACGCCAAATGGATATACACGACCGTTGCGGTTTTTAATGTCACCTTGAAGGAATACACCTTCAATGTAAAGATTTTTTTTACCGTTGGTTTCTTCTTCGAGGATTTGAATATCCTCAATTGCTTCGGTGATTAGTTTCATTGTTCTGGTTCCTCTGTTGGGGTTTCTTCTACCTCCTCTTCAGGAGTTTCTGGTTGATCAAAAAAAGAATGTGCAACAACTTGCTTATAATCTTTCATTGCTTCTGCTGCTTTTCCATAGAGGATGTCAGCAATCTTGTCTAGTGCTTGAACTCTGTTGCCGTCACGAACGGCATTTACAACTTCAATAGTATCCATTTAATTTACCTATAATAAATTATTTATTTTTCTGATGTTTTGGGTTTGGGTGCCGCCACTGGCTCTGGTGCTGGTGGTGGATTAGCCCCCAACTCCAATGTGGCAGCATTCATTAAGTTTGTGTGAATAGGATCTGGAACTTTTCCATCAGAGATTTCCTGTTCCATTTGTCTGGTAATTTCATCATATTCTGTGTCAGACTGCATCAATACTTGCTTTCTGACGTATTCAATTGAATAGTATTTACCAAGGAAAGGATCCAACTGAGTAGCAACTTGTAGACGATTGCCCATAAGTTCCGCTTGCTTAAGTTCTTCAAAATGATTATCAAATTGATAGTCATATTGAATATGCTCTTGCATTTCTTCCCAATCTTCTGGTGTGATAATACCTTTCAGGATGAGTTGAGTCTTGAGAATATCGTGGAACAGGGCACTAAATTTCTTGCGAAGACGACCAATCCATTTGGCAAATTTAAGTTCGTCTCGTAGAATTTCAGAGGAGCGACCTAGCGAAAATCCTTGGTTTGCATCATCTAAACGTGAGGGTGGGAGGTTCAGAGAGTTGTAAAGTTTCTTTTTGAAATACTCAACATCCTTGAGTTCACCAAGGTTCTGACCACCTGGAAGTGTAGTGATTTCAGTTCCTCTACCACCTTCGCGGCGAGGTAACCAAAAATCTTCAAGCATACTCATATGCTTTTTGTCATCACGAATCTCGCCAGTTTGTGCGTCATACACAAGCTTGTTACGATAGCGAGCCATAACTTCACGAAGGTATTGTTCTGCTTTTACCTTGGGAAGATTACCTACGTCGATATAAAAAATACGACGTTCTGGTGCGCGTGAAAGTCTATAGATAACCAGCGCATCTTCAATCATGCGAAGCTGGTTGAGTGATTTGATTGCCTTGTGTAGGAAACTCAAAACCATCTTTTTGTTAAGGTCTTGAATACCAGAAGGAACATAAGCAATAGCATCATTAGCAATTTTGACGCCACTTGTTGCGTTATTAACGTCAAAAGTTGAACTGATAAATCCCTTTGGATTATACATGTAGTATTCTACAAATTCACCAAAATCATATGCATAAGCATTTGCTGCATTTGCTGTGCTTGCTGATAATACTTGTGCTAATTTTGGGTCTTTGTTTTGAACTCTAACCTTCTTAATTTTTAGAGGATCGATAAATCTTAGTTCAGTAATACCCGCTTTAGGATTAGACAAATCAATAACTTTATGGTAATATACCCTACCATCAATATACCAAGTTCTAAAAATTTCATGTGCTCTGGTATCAAATGAGAGCAAACGTTTGATGTAATCAAACTCTTCTCTGATTTTTTTCTTGATTGATTCACTAACTTCCAAATGAGATAATTCAATCTGAACTGGAGAATCATCTAAACTGGAATTAATTGATTCATTGACAATCTCATCAATTGCCGAATCAACTTCTGGGTGCATTGACATATCACGATAGCGCCTAATGAGATCAAACTCATTACGCGCTACGCCATCAATATCTACATACGAACCAAAATAACCACCAGCTACGGTGGTTACTGCGTCGTCAGCATTGGGAGGAATTGGAGATTGACCTTTCAATTCCTCCGCTTTGCTTTTAATTGAGAATCCAAAAAGTTGACTCATGTTTAAATTATCTCACTAACCTGTATTCTATTTATGAACCTGCTGCTCCAGTGATTACGCTATCATAGGATGAAGAATCACCGCGTGTCCAATACTGGAGTTGGAATTCAACCGTAAAATCTTCGATTTGATCGTTGCTGTCATAAGCAAGATCAATCTGAGAAATGTTGGTTGGGAAGCAACCCCATAGTTTGTAACCAGTTACGGTGGTTCCAGTAGCAGCTGTATCTCTCTTGAGTTGTTTTACAACTAGATCTGCAGTATACTTAGTAGCACCTGCGGTTCCAGCTGGATTAAAGTGAGTAGCAGTATTCTGCTCGTGCTTGTTGATAGCATCCATCCACTTCTCCATTGCGCCACGGATTGCAAAATCTGTGTCGTTAATGAAGGTTGCGGTCCATGTATCGAATGTTCTATCTCCAGCAATCTTAACTGTTCTTCCTCTGAAAGGAACTTCAATTACACCTAAGTTAGATGCAGGAAGAGCAGCCGATTTGCAAAGAATGCTAGCAACGTTTCTTACTGTATCGCTAACACCAGATAGGCTATCTGGGAATAAAAACTCAACTTCAAATAGATTAGGTCTTACTCCATTCTGGATAGTATTTAAAAATCCTTGGATGTTTGAATTTTGTGCCATTGCTTGTTACCTCGTTGTTTTAGTTATAAAAGATCATCTACCGACGACTTCAGAAAAACTCACGCCAGTGCGAGTAGCAACAAATGTAATCGTAATGAAGTTAATCGAACGAGTTGGCTTGAGGTAGATCTCAGCAACAAACTCATTTCTGTCAATAACATCTGGTGTGTTGTTTGTATCGTCACAAATTACTAGGTAATCAGTTACACCACGCTTTGCCTGAACTTCTGCTAAGTAACCAGTAACAGCAGTCGTGAATGATGCTCTTAGTTGCTGATCGTTTAGTTCGAATAGAACGTTCTTAGCAAGTTGGTTAACGCGCTTCTCAACAGCAAGGAAGAGACGGCGAACATTGATACGATCAAATGCACTTGGAGTTCCTAGTGCAGTCTTGTCACCGAATAGAACGATGCCTTGACCTGGGAAAGAAGCAATTGGATTGATTCTCTTTAGATAGAGTTTGTCTCTATCAGTCTTTGATGGAGTGTATGCTAGTTTTACTGCATTCTTGAGATTACCTCTCTGATTACCTGCAGGTGAATACCAATCTTCCGAAGTTAGGGAAGTTTGAACACATAGACCAGCAACATCTCCGTTGCAAGGAATATATCTGTAGGTATCATTGTAACGGTCGTAGATATACTTATAACCGCTATCGAAAACAGCATATGATGTGCTGGTTCCTACTGCATCAAAGAAAGCAATAATATCATCTCTCTGAGCAACTGAAGAACCTAGAGAAACAAATCCTTTGTGAGGAGAAACGAAAGCAATACAATCTTTTCTCGAAGTTGCGATCGAGATAGCTTTTTGTGCTTTTGAAATTTGTGAAACTTCGGTTGCTAGTGAACCACCAGCAAGAACGAAATCTACAGTGATGTTTTCCACATCAGCAAATGCATCGTAAGCAGTTTCATAATCAGAAACTGTGGTTGAGTATGAATCAACGCCACCACCTAGAGTTGCTGTCTGAAGACCATCTGAGATGCTAGCAGCTGCGTAAACATAAAGTGAACGACGATTTACTACATCTTTGTAGAACTTAGAGGCACCTTGATCATCTAGAGTTCCTGCAGTCTTGGAAAGATAGAGGAATGTTTCTAGAACATTATTTGAAGAATCAACAACAGCAACGTGAACTTCGCTATCGCTAGAAGGAGCAGCAGCGATTGTTGACCATAGTTGAGAACCAGCAATAATCTGTGTATCCCAACCAGCTAGAGTTGCGACGTTGAAGGTTAGATCAGCAGCACCACCATTACCTAAATCTGCATCATCAATTGTTAGGGTGTTGCCTACAACATAACCTGTTCCTGCTGAAGCAACAGTTACAGTTGCAGCACCAGTTCCATCAACAACAACGTCGAAAGTTGCTCCCGATCCAGCACCACCAGTTGCAGATACTCCGCTATATGTTCCAGCAGTTCTTAGTGCATCAGCAGCACCGACTGTTCCTACTGTTGCGATACCATCTAGAACTGTTCCGTCTACGGTTACAATCTTTAAACCGTTTGCCCATGTTCCTGCTGTCTTAGCAGCAAACTTCCAAGTGTATGTGCTAGCGTTTGCTTCGAAAACACTTGGGCTCTGAATTAGAACACCTGTAGAAGCACTATCAGCGTTCTTTAAAGTGGTGTCTTCGATTCTTACGATTTGTAGTTGACCACCGTATGAAAGGAATGTCTGTGCAACAAACCAATCTTCGTAATTACTGTTATTTGGTTTACCGAAAATTTCTAAGAGTTCTTTTTCAGTAGCGACATTGGTGATAACACCAACTGGACCCTTCTCGAAACTACCAACAAAAGCAGCTGTATTTGCTTGTGTGGTTACGATAGTGGATGCAGTTAAGTCACGCTCTCTTAGAACAATTCCAGGTGATACTTGACCTGCCATGTTTGTCTCCTCGATGAATTAGTTCATTTTTAATCTACAAATATTTATGAAAAAGAGTATTTCAA